CGAAGCGTGTACTTGAACATGAACAGCACCCGCAGGAATCCGCTCTGCGAGCGCCCCCATCCGAAATCGGTGTTGCAGCCGAGATAGCGGATCGCGCCGTTGCCGCGCGGACTCGACTTGGCGACCAGGTTGTTGAGCTCGGCGTCGTACAGCACCCCCTTGATGAATTCACGGCGCAGTGTGGTCAGATCGGACCCAACCTCGTCGGCCTGCTCCATGAAGACAATCTCGGGTGTCATCTGCACGATGAACGGGCTGTTGGATGGACGGTTGTGCGTGTCGGTGGTTTCCTCGTCGGCGTCGAACACCATCACCGCCGGCAATAGGTTTTCGGGAACATCGACACTATTGCGCTGTGCCCAGCGGACGTTAGGAACGGCGGCGGCCACCTCGAGCAGACGCGCCAGAATGTCCTCGCGAACGTCAGCCATCGCTCGACTCGATGGCCTTGAGCAGAAAGCGAACCTCGCCGACATCCTCGCCGTTCGGACTGCCGCGCAGTTCATGCGAGCGCACGAGCCAGGAGCGACCATTGAAGGTCAGCGACGCCCCCTGATAATCGTCGCGCACAATCCCTTTCTCGGCGAGTTCAGGGATGCGGGCGAAGGCGCCTGGCCCGGTTGTGCGCACCTCCATGGTTCCATTGATGTTGGACTTCGGCCGGGTTTCATCGATCACGGTGATTGTAACCTCGCCCGCCGTTCCGACGGACAATGTCGCCGGCACACCAAGCTCGGCATAGACCGGGTCGTAGAGCAGCGCGCTATAGTCGATGGTCATGGCGGGGTGCTCATGCTGATGAGATCAGCATCTGCTTGCTGGCCATAAACAAACAAAACAGTGCAGCGCCCGGTGTAGGCCTGGTTTTCATTTCCATAGAGAAAAACGGATGCTATCTCACTATCCGCAAAATCAACGCTGCCTGGACCTGAGACAGCAGTGGCTTCACCATCCTGGGAAATAGCAACCTTGGTAAGTGAGACAGTCGCGGCTGTCCTTCCTTGAAGGGCACCGCCCGTGGACGCCTCCAAATAAACGGTGTCAAAATCATCGGAAGTAATTGAAACATAGTTGTGATAAATGCTGACATACTTCAATGGCGGGAACGTCTCTTCAAAGAAATTGAGGACAGGAATCGTACCCTCGGAATAACTACCCGCTATCAAATAAGTAGCAGGGAATTTGAGTTGCTCGACGAACGCCGCCGACAAAATGAAATGAGACGCACTGTCGAGAACGATTAAACCGCTGCCGTCAGCGGTGCCATTGGTGATCAGGTCGGCGATGCCAATCTCATCTGTAGTACCATCCCAGCATTTCACCTCACCGCCCACGAGGGCAAAACCTGCACGCGGCAGATCACCATTGGGTGTGCGGAATGTTTCCAACCATGCAGGGCTTGCGCCGCCGCCACTCGCTAGATCTCCCGGCTCGATCAGGCCATCAAGTCCATCACGCAGCGCAGCCTCGTTGCCGCTCCAATTATGCAGGATCGCAGTCCGAATGCTCGACAGCGATTGGGTGCCACCACCGCCGCCGCCGCTAAGACCGAGATCAGCGAGTGCATCGCGCAAGATCGCCTCGTCTGATATGGGCCGCAGGAAACCGCGGCGAACCTCACGCATCGAGCCACCTGAACCGCCGGCCGGAATGGCAAGCTCATGCAGCAGAGCACGCACCTTCTCCGCGCCCGCGCTACCGAGCATCGCGCGTTGAATGCGGTTGATCAGGCTGGACACGGTGAGGTTTCCCTTCGGAAGGCAAACGTCCCGATGTCCTCGCGGCCGAGTTCGGTCTCGATGTTGCTTTCCGACACCAGCGCAAAGCCGCAGGTCTGCATTGCAAACACCAGCCCATTGCGGGTGAAGTACCAGCAATGCTCCTCCGGCTTGAAATGCTTCGATCTCAGCGCGTGCTCGGCGTCGCGGAAGATCGGCAGCGAGAGAAAGACCCATTCGCGCACATTGGCGAGCAGCGACTGGAAATCGGGGATGTGTTCGAGCACGTCCCACAAGGTCACGGCATCGAACGAGACCAGATGCGGATCGACCAGCAGCATGCGTTGCTCGAGCCAGGCGAGACCGGCCGGATTGACATCGTAGCCGTAGGTCGAGCGCCCACGCTGGTTGCGCAGTTCGACAAAGGCACCCGAGCCGATGCCGACATCGATCAGCGTCCCGCGATAATGCCGCTCGACGAAGTTGAATCGCGCCTGCATCAGGGCGCGGCCGAGCTCGGTCTGGGCGTTGCGATCGAAGCTGTCGAAATAGTCCTGATCGTAAGGTGCGTGCCCGGCCTCGACCGGGTAGTAGCCGATGCCGTGCTGCAGCCACCAGGTCAGGCAGCGGCGCGAGAACTGCCCCACCAGCGGGAGAACTGCCCGAGCGGGTCCGCGATCGTCTTGTCGCAGGTGTGCAGCATATTCGTGCATCGGCAGAACTTCTCCGGTTTGGCAAATCCGATGCGGCTCAGATCGAGCCGTGGGTCGGTGATCTTCTCGGGTGCGTTGTGGCCGCCGTGGCCGCCCAGGATGACGAAGGCATTGACTTTGAGCGCCAGCGCCGCCGGCACGATCCAGCCGACGCCGCCGATGACGATGTCTGCGTCGCGCACCAGGGCGAGCAGCTCGCGCACCGAGAGCTCGCCGTGGACAAAGTAGCGGTGCGCCGGTGGCGGCTCGCCGATGACCCATTCCTCGTTCGGCGCGAGGTCGGCGACGGCGACCACGGTATGGGTTGCCATCAGTTCGGCGGCGATCGCTGCGACATATTCTGGCCGCGGGTTGCGCGCCTCGTTGCGCCATTCGGTGCGTACCGTCACCGGCCGGATGACCGCGATCGGGCGGTCGGCGTTGACCGGCGATGCGCCTAAGTCCGGCAGATCGAACAGCGCCGGATTAAAGCCGACGTTCAGCTTTGCCCATCTATGCTCGAGCGCATTGATGATCGAGGCAGTCGTCAATTCTCTGCCATAGCTGACCTTGATCTCGCGCATCGGTATCGGCGCCGATCGCACCCACCGATCGGACGGTTGCCGCGCCATGTTCTTTTGCTGCGTGCGCAGCTTGCGACTGCCGCAGACAAACTTGATATCGAGATCGGCGTAAAGCTCAGGCCACGGCGTCTCGAGGTGAAGCTCGTAGTCCCTTGCCGCCGCACGCACGAACGGCCGGCTGTATACGCAGTCCCCCATTCCCCACATCCCGCGAACGAGGATGGGTTTATGCCGCACGCCGCTCCCTCAATACGTCCTGCAGATCGATGACCGGCCACAGATCGGCATAGGCGCTGCCGGGGCTGGCGTTCCATAACGTGATGCCCATGGCCCGCAGCGGCTCGACCATGGTGGCGAGATCGGCACGGTGGCGATCGTAGCATTCCTTCTTCGGCGCCCAGCGATGCGGCTTGTGGTGCCAGGTCCGGCCGTCCGGTGCCGCCTTGCCGTCGATGCCGAGCCAGACGATGGTGCCGCCCGGCCCGATGAGATGCGCCGCCAGGTTGGTGGCCGCCGTCAGCGAGGTCCACTTCTGCATCAGGCTGTCACGCTCGCGCGCGAGCCCCGGCGGATTGGTCTTGCGGCAGACCAGCACATTCTTGGCTTCCGACACCATGCGCGAGGTGGTGACGACCCGGCCCGGAAAGTTGGCAACCGCCGCCCGGTTCTCCGGTTCGTTCCACCAGCGCCAGTCGCCGAAATAGAGAAAGTCGGCCCATGGCACCGCATAGACGCTCGAGTTGATGACGATGACCCGCCGCGCGCGCAGGGCCTCGAGATCGACGCCAAGCACCGACGGCCCGCCGCCGACGATGAAGACGGTCTCACCTTCCCATTCGCGCAGCACCGGCCAGAACGTGCTCATGCCAGCAGCGTTCCTGCGGCGCCGATGATGCGGATTGAAGGTATTCCCAGCAGCAGCGCGACGATGAGGTAAAGCGCGATCAAGGCCACGATGACCATGTAAATCTTCTGCACCGTCGCGGGGATCGGGAAGCCGAGCAGGCCGAGCAGCCACATCGCGACATAGCCAATCAGGACCAGGATCGCGACGACAATGCAGATATTGATCAGCCCCAGAAGAACCCCGGCCAGTGACATGACAATGCCTCCCTAGGCGACGTGCAGGCGCCGATACGGCTTGATGAGGTCGACCACGGTCGCCGACAGATATCCTGACGAGGCTGTCGAGAGCGACGGCGTGAAATAGCTGACCCTGGTATCCCCATGCTGCACTTCACGTAGACCGGGATCGCGCGAGCCGGTGGTGCGGCCGTCGTTGACGGCCTGGATGATCGCCTGCTGCAACCGCGCCGGCGCTTCGTCCGGCAGGTCGTAGCCGCCCCGGTAGAGCACGGCGACGACAGTGTCGGCCCAGCAACCGCCGGTCCACAGCCGTCCGCTCGCCGGATC